GGCTCTCCATTCCTGCTGGCTGTCTCAAAATCTACCCTGACAAAATCTGGATCAGAGTTTCTAAATTCCAGCCAATGAATTTCCACACCCCATTTTTTTCCACAATCATGGACAAATTGGAGGGTGGCTTCTTCTTCCTTGCCTGTATTAGCAAAGCAGACTATTGCTTCCTCTGGCAGGCTCATCTGGTGAGCCTCTAGGATGCGGTAAAGCATATACGCAGAGGTTCTCCCACCTGAGAAACTGATACAGGTAGGCTCATTTATTAAAAATGGATTCATTTCCAAAACCTTTTAAGCAAGTCTGTCGCAAAGTGTTTTTGATACTCTTTTGGTTCAGCCTTAGTCAGTCTACGGGGCTTCTGAGGTAAAACCCCTTTATAAACCTCTTCTTTTGTCCTAAATAGGGTGAAGCACATATTGCACATTCTCCTACGATAAGTGAATTCCTCATGTTGGATTGTCTCTGTAATCCTGTTTTTGTCTGATTGACACCTAGGGCATTTCATTCTTTAACTCCTTAATTCGTTGGGCAACCAAGGTAGCGAGAGTAGGAAAATCTGCTTTCAATTCCTTGGTTCTGTGTCTCGCCACCTCTATCGTCTGTGGATTGAGAGCGATCAAAGCGTAATGATTCGTCAAATACTCCAGAAATGTCTCCTGTGACGAGTAAGGCTTCAGTTGTGAGAGCCACGGGCATGGGGTGGCCTTCTCTGAGTCTGTCGAGGTGTTTTCTTGCATCTTGTAAGGTCATTTTCTGAGCCTTTCTAATGCTAGGCGAATCTCTGGAGGCATCGGAACACCCTCTTTTAGTTTTTGCTCAACAGCGATAAGTGCTGGATCACGCTCAAATCTGCTTGGCACAGTCGTAAACACTTGGTCTGCTTTGTTAACAGGGGCTTGATTCTGACTTCTTACCCAATTACGCCATGTGGCAAACCAATCCAACTTTACCCCTTGTTGACCTGCCTTGGCTACCCAATAGTCTTTGAATGTCTCAAACACTTTAGACGGGTTAAGGTCAGGTCTATCTTGTTGGCAAAAGTCTTTCCATTCTTCTGTTAAACAAAAGTCGGTGGAGAGGCGTGAGCCTCTTGTGCTCTCTACCTTTGGTTTATGGTTAATGGTTATTGGTTTATGGTTATTGGTTGGTTGAACGTCCGTTGAACGCCCGTTGAACCTCCGTTCAGCAGACGCTTTACCCGCCTTTGATGCTTGAGTAATCTTCGAGTGAAAATGCTCAATTTCCTTGTTTGCCCGTGGACTAACAAAGCCATCATCTGATGACAAAAAGAACTCATTTAGGACAGATAAGACCTCTTGCTCATGCTCTCGCATATTGATCTGCCGAGCAATGTCATGTTGCTTTATCGGCTTTTCATGGAGGTAGTAGAAGTCCAGCAACCTGCGATAGGCGCAATCTTCTATGACATTTAAGTGCCGAGTATGGGAAGCGTAGTCCCCAATATTGAATTGGTAATAGTGCATTGTTTTCAGACCCAAAATAGACCCTTGAAAGAAACCTCGGCAGGAGGGGTCTGTTCTCTTTTCGATGAGGGGATCAATCCGCATCTAGCCGTGTCTCAAATAATTATACGAAAACTCTAGGGAAAATCAAATTGTCCCCAAACTTTGAAGGATGTTTCAGGAAATCAAATGCGCCTTCCCTGATACCACCCTGTTTAAGGTCGGCCCCGTCATAAAGTTCTTTGGTAGTTCCTGCGGCAATCTTGGTGGCTATTGGCCTTCCCATTGACCTTTTCTCTTCCAGTTTGGCAATCCCAAAACCTGTAATTCTGTAATAGTCACCGATTAACAAGACATAACCCCAGTTTTCCAAGTCGCTGAGATATTTCTCATAGTGGTAGCCTTGGTTGCCTACCGCCTGACTAGCGTGGGTGAAATCTTTGAGTGAACAGGCTGAGTGTTCCAACCTCTTTAAAATGGTCATGTGACCTAGTTTTAGTTCCATATAGTCTCCTTTGACAGGCAATCCTATATCTAAATTTAGTTTGTCAACATAGGGTTTGTCCTAGTTCACAAGCCTTTTTTAATCCTTGACAATCCTCTTACCAACTTAAACAGGAGTTAAAAATGTCGGTAAAACCTAAAGATTTTCAGAATGAGATTTGTGTCTACTTGGAGGGCATCGGAGAGTGCTTAGTATGCTTTGACATACTGACACCTGGCGATGAACTTGACGCTGACCATAGCGATGACTATGAGATCGACTTTAGTGTGTTTGACGAGGACGATAAGCACATTACTTACGATATAACCAAGAAGCAATACAACCACTGCAATAACAAGGCAATGGAAGAGATGTTAGACATCACAACTGCTTGGCGTAAAGAATGGCAATCTGCTTATGGATTGCGAACTTATAGAACTTCTAACATGAAAGCATATATAAATGACTAAGGCAGAGATGGTTCAGCACTTACGCATGGCGGCTTGTAACGAGAACACTATTACAGGCATGAGCAATGCGTTCGATCTTGGGCAAGAGCATGAACGTGATGTTGTGTGTTCTTTGTTGTTTAACATGATTAAAGACATACGACTAGCCCAAAACATTGTTGATACGATTAGGGTGAGAGAATGAACGACAAACTTGACGAGGCATTTGATTTACTGGAGTTTGATGTGACTGACCAGATCAGAAACATGGAATACCTTGCTGAACAAAAGAAGATTTCTACTGGTGTTACAGATGGCAGTATTCAAAGAGCATTGGTCAAGGATTTGACAGAGAATCTACGCACATTACAAACAAGTAATGATCCATTACTACTTCGTAATGATGTGTTGGAAGAGGTGGCGGTCGAGTTGGCTAAGTTACCTTTTGGGGACACAGCCGCTAGTTATGCCGCATTTGTGAGAGCGATGAAAAGTTAATATTTTTTAAAACAGGAGTTAATGATGGATAGACCTACTGTGGGCATTACAGCCCCATACCGCAAGAGCGACTACACATACAAAGATATGCTGTTAGATCGCATCAAAGACCTAGAAGCATTGGTTGCCAAACTTGAGCAACGTATCAAAGTGCTGGAGGCTAAATGAAAGCAACATTTGAACATGAGTTAGTTAAACGCATGATTGATGAAGCAGTTAAAGCCGAGCGTGAGGCGTGTGCAAAGATTGCTGACGAATGGGCAGTTGGTTGGCCTCACCCTTCACAAGTCATTGCTGAAAGAATAAGGGAGCGAACATGAAAATCAAAGATGAACTACAAGCCATCTATGAAGATGAGGAAAATGTCTACTACTGTTGCTATTGCTTAGAGCCACAAGGTGAAAAGATTACTTGTTGCCAAGAAAACCATTTCGTAGAGTTCAAATACTTGTTTCCCAATGACCAAAAACAAATTGCACAGGAGATATTAAATGGATGAGTTCAACCCAACTACCCGTATGTTTTCACGTTCTTTGCGTGAGGCATATCCAAAAGACTATGTCAACGAAAACATTGTTGAAGGGCCGTTTTACTCAGCCCCAAACATACACGACATACCCGTTTTGTTTGGACTAATTACTGTTCTCGGAATGATTGCAGTTGCTATTTGGAGATACTTTTGAACGACTACTCAACCATACTAATGAGGATAGAACAATCGGTGAAAACCCTAGATAAAAAATGCTTGAACAAGAAGTATGATGGGTTCATCCAAGACATAAGTGCAATTCAGAATGATCTAGTTATGCTCAGTCATTGGATCGGTGAACAGCAAGTTAAACATAGTCAATATTTAAAAAGGAGTAAATGATGAATAGTGAACAAGTGTTAGCAATGCTCAAGACAAACGTCAACGAGCATACAGAGAAGAAAAACAATCTTACATACCTATCATGGGCATGGGCTTGGGCAGAGGCTTTAAAGGCCGATCCTGAAGCAATCTACAAGATAGAAATGTTTGGCGATAAGTGCTTTATGGACATCAACGGCACAGCAATGGTGTTCGTAACAGTCACATTGTTTGGCAAACCAATGACTTGCCAACTTCCCGTGATGGACTATCGCAACAAAGCAATCCCTAACCCAGACGCATTTGCAGTCAATACAGCCATCATGCGTTGTATGACTAAGGCTTTGTCGTTGCATGGTTTGGGCTTATACATTTATGCGGGTGAAGACTTACCTGAAGGCGAGAGCGATGAAGGCACTCCCGATGAGGGCAAGATGCTTGACTACATTGCCGCCATTGAAGCCACCACAACCCTTGATGATCTAAAGGACATCTATATCAGAGCATTTGCGGATTGCGATGGCAACAAGGCATGGCAGACCAAGATGATTGCGGCTAAAGATGCCAAGAAGAAGGAGTTGAAATGAGTGATATTCCAGCATTTCCTATAAAGGATTTTCCTTATCAAGAAACACATGATGGATTGTCTATGCGTGACTACTTTGCGGCTAAAGCATTGCAAGGAATGTTGGCAGAAACATCTCTGAAGGCAACCCCAAAAGAATTTGCTGATCAAGCCTACGAAATAGCAGATGCAATGCTGAAGGCGAGGCAAGCATGAGTGATACAAAAGTTATTGATGGAAAAAAGGTTTTTTCTACAACAGATTTAAGTGGCTATTACGGATTAACTTTGTCTGCTTCTTTTCTGGAAAAGATTTCTAAAGCAAAACCAGTAAAAGTAAATCAAGGCGTGTATTGGTATGTCAATGACCTGCCTCAAATTGCGTCTGATTTGGTTAAATATTTTGCTCATTGCATCCCAATGGCAGTCAAACTAAAGGAAAAACATGAGTGAAGAAATAATCCAGGGTTCGCCAGAATGGTTTGCACAACGCTGTGGCAAGGCTACTGCATCACGCATCTCTGACATCGTTGCTAAAACAAAGTCAGGTTATAGCACCAGTAGGGCTAACTACATGGCTCAGTTGGTAGTCGAGCGCATGACTAACCAAGTCGCTGAGTCCTACACAAATAGTGCGATGGAGTGGGGCATCGAGAATGAAGGTTTTGCCCGTGCGAACTATGAGTCCAAGATGAACTTATTGGTAACAGAAACAGGTGCTATTGACCACCCAACCATTCCAATGTCTGCCGCTAGTCCTGACGGGCTTGTAGGTGATGATGGATGCCTGGAGATCAAATGTCCAAATACTGCAACGCACATTGATACTGTGTTGGGTGGTGAGGTGGCTAAGAAATACTACGATCAGATGCAATGGCAGATGGTTTGTGCTAATCGTAGTTGGTGCGATTTCGTGAGTTTCGATCCACGGATGCCAGAGGGACTTCAGTTGTTCATCAAACGTGTACCCAGAGATGACAAGTACATTGCTGAACTAGAAGGAGAGGTTGTTCAGTTCTTAGCGGAAGTGGATGACAAAGTTAATAAGTTAAATCAATTAAGAGGTTAAATATGGAAAAACGTGATAACTCAGGTGTGTTGTTTAAGAACGACAAGAAAGAAAATGATCGTGCGCCTGATTACAAAGGAAATATCATGGTGGATGGCAATGAATATTGGCTATCTGCTTGGATAAAAGAAGGTAAAACAGGCAAGTTCATGGGTTTGGCAGTCTCTCCACGGGATGCACAGCCACCAGCAAGCAAACCAGTTGCGTCTAATCTAAAGGATGATGACATCCCGTTTTAATCAGGAGTATGTGGATGTGGTGCTTACCAGTACAGAGATTATGGTCTGTACATACATAGGTAAGTTACGCAACCACATAACCAGTCAACACGCACAAGACCGCAAACAGGATAAGTCCTTAGATGGTGTGCAAATATCCATAAACGGGGTAATAACCGAATATGCAGTTGCCAAGTTCCTCAAGTTGCCATTTGATCTAAATTGTGACTTCAGGAAGTTTGGTGCTGATCTAGTCACTCGCAAGGGTAAGACGATAGATGTTAAATGCACAAGCAAAATTGGGGGTAATCTTAATGCGGTTGTCTGGTCTAACACTAAACCAGTTGATGTTTTTGTCTTGACAGAAATACACAATGTCTGTGTTCGCCTAGTTGGGTGGATAAATAGCAAGGATTTCCTGATAGAGGAGAACTTGTTTGATGTAGGCAATGGGGAGTATTATTCTGTCAGACAGTCCGAGTTAATACCTTTTGAAGGGAACTACCATGAGTGAAGTCTTAATTTTTATAGCAGGGATGATTGCACCTGCTTTCCTAAGTTCTGTATTTACCCTCTTTAAATGCTTAGAGGATGTAATTAAAACTAGGATCAAGTGATGGAAAGCCTACTTACCATCATTGTTCTGCTTGGCATAGGTGTCTGCATAGGCATTATCGTGCTAGGAGCAGTCCTATACATAAGTTGGGACAAAGACTAACCTAAGACCGCTAGAGCCTGTTGAACGTGCTTTATGCGGTCATCTAGCCCTATCGTGCCACCATTGATAATCTTGGTGACTTTAGTGTAGTCAAGGGCATCCGCTGGAGCATTGCAGTTGTGGGTAGACCAAAACCATCCAGCGGTAAGAGCGGCAAACTTAGGGGTAGCAACAAGATCAGGATTGAGGCCAAAATCAACCCCCAATGCTTTACCAGCATGGAAATAATTACTAAAGCCAGTAAGTTGAACCAGACCCCTGCCAAAAAAACGATACCCGTCACCAGACGCTTCGTCACGATTACCCATTCGATTAGAGTAGACCATATTTGCGATCTTCTTAGGATTACCCGCATAAGCATTTGCTATCTCCTGTGTAGGAAAGCGTTTGGGCCATAGTTTCATCAGCGTTGCCGCCTTGTAGTTCAAGTTCTCTTGCAATAGTCTAAAGTTACCACTTTCATGCGAACATTGCCCGATAAACATGGCTTTTTGATTGTTTGTAGAGATATTAAAGCGTTGAAATGCCTCATTCAATGGGTCAACCCAGTCCGCACTAATATGAAGTTTTTGTAATTGTTCGCTATTTACCATTTACTTGACTCCTTACGGCTTCGTAGGCTGAGATACAGGCGTTGAGTTGGTTGATTGCTTTGTCTCCGTCTGCGATGATTTGAGCAATAAGTCTGAGAACCTCTGTGTCAGATTCGCTTCCCGCTTTTGCGCTATCTCCGCTGGCAGGGGTGGCACTTGAACTGGCTTGTACGCAACTTGTGGACGGGAGGCGCACCCTACCAGCACGAATAGCACGATCAAGACTAGACTGTTTTTCAGTAATGGCATTGTTTGCCTCCATCAA